TATAAAGTTCGCAGAAAGCAATTTTTTAAGATTTTTGAAAATTTTTTTTGGATTTTGGAGGCGGTTAGAAGATGGAGCGGGAAGAAAAACTTCTTTCGCTACTCAATGGGCTGGATTCTTCTTTTCAGACAACGTTTCAGGAACTTGTCAAAGAGATTTGTTTCTTGGAAGGTCAGTTGAAGGAGTTGAAACAGTATCCTTTTATCGTTGTGCATCCAGATAATCCAGCGAAACAAAAGACAACACCAGCAGCCAAACAATACAAAGAATTTTTACAGCAGTATAACAACTGTATCAAGACGATACTCAGAACTTTGGAGCGAAATGAAGTAGAAGAAGAATCGCCACTTGCTTTGTATCTGAAGGCAATGAGGGAATCCATGAATCATGAGTGAATGCTATCTGGTGCAGTACCGTGAAGCTATCCGGACCGGTGAAATCGTCGCAGGAATTGAGCTGACAACGGAGCTTGACAATCTGATTGCCGACTTGAATAATCCTCGTTATATTTATGATACCACAGAAGCCCACAGACGAATTCACTTCATGGAAAATTGCATTCGTTTGACAAAATCACCATTCTATGGAAAGCCAATGAAGCTGATGCTTTGGCAGAAGGCTTTCATTGAAGTGATTTATAGTTTCAAGATGGCTGATAAAAAGTATGTCGATAGTTTCGGGGATGAAAAGTATGTTGACAGATTTCAGAAAATTGTTCTGCTCATTGCCAGAAAGAACACCAAGTCAGAGACCTGTTCCGCTTTGGGACTGACTGAAAGCATCTTAGGAAATCAGGGTGCTGATATTGTGTGCAGTTCGAATGATGACAATCAGGCGAACATCCTGTATGATGCCATTGACACTATGCGGAAAATGATTGACCCGAAAGAACATGATACCCACAAAAATCAGAGATTCATCAAAATTCTGGCGACCAATTCCAAAATTTTCAAGTTATCTGACCGAACCAGAAACAAGGAAGGCAGGAACATTGATTTTGCTGTTGTGGATGAGGTTCATGAAATGAAAGACAATGTGATTCTGAAATCCATTGAACAGAGTCAAAGCTTGAAAGATAATCCGAAACTTATCATCATCACAACAGAAGGCTTTGTGAATGAGGGTGCTTTAGATGAGATTTTAAGAGACTGCCGGAGAATCATCAACGGAGAAGAAGACGGTATTTCTGCGGAACGAACCCTTCCATGGCTTTACACGCAAGACAGTGAACAGGAAGTATGGCAGGATGAGCAGAGTTGGGTAAAGTCTAATCCATCTCTTGGCATCGTCAAGAAGTGGGACTATCTCAGAACGCAAATTGACACGGCGAAAAAAAGCAGGGCAGACAGAATTTTCGTTTTGTCAAAGGACTTCAACTTCAAGCAGAATGGTGTTCAATCGTGGCTCAATACAGAGGATTATCAATATCCTGCTGTGTTCGATATAGAAAGTTTCCGTGGGTCAGTGTGCTTAGGCGGTGCTGACCTATCGGAAACAACTGATATGACATCTGCAAAAATTCTTTTGATGCGGAAAGGTGATAGAACAAAATATATTTTCCAGCATTATTGGATTCCAGAGAGTAAGTTAGAAAGTGCAGCCGACAAACAAGCTGGTGCTGACTATCCTGCATGGGCGAAGGCTGGACTTCTGACAATCTGTGAAGGCAATGAGATTGACCTGACACAAGTTGCGGACTGGTTCTATACATTATATAAAGAGTATGGTATCAGGCTTTTTATGTATGGCTATGATGTGAAATTTTCGAAGCAGTTTACAAATCGGATGAACGATTACGGTTTTGAAGGTGAACTCATCCTGCAAAGCAAGCCAACACTCTCCAATGCAGTCAAACTCTGTGAAGCAGATTTCCGGTCAAGGCTCATCAACTACAATCAAAATCCTATTGATGCATGGAATTTCGGAAATGCATCCTTAGAAATAGACAATTTAGGCAACTGTCAGGTAGTCAAGATTGCCGGACAACCTTGTAAGCGTGTTGATGGAGCTGTTACTTTAACAATTTGCTATGAGATGCTTAGACGGTATCGAAACAAAATCATAGAAGCATTGAGGTGATAACAATAGGATTTCTCAATATTTTCAAAAAGAAACCAGTCCCGAAAAGTACAACTTATGCAAAGATGTTGAGTGGTCAAGCTCCCATCTTTACACAGTTCGGTCAAAACATCTACGCATCAGATGTGGTGCAACAGGCAATAGCTTGCATTGTGCAGGAAATATCAAAGCTCAGACCGATGCACGTTAGACAGACAAACGGCATAGACCTGACGACTGTTTCTGGAAATGTGCAGAATGTCTTGACTGCTCCTAATCCGCTCATGACAACATCTGACTTTCTGGAAAAAATCACATGGAATCTGTTTTTTAACTATAATGCGTTTGTCTTACCTGTTCGGGAAAATGGGACATTGACAGCATTATACCCGTTACAGCCTTCCACCGTGGAATTCTTAGAAGATGTAACAGGCACATTATATATCCGTTTTACATTCAGAAACGGGTACAGACCTGACCCCATCAAGGCAGAAAACATCATTCACATCCGGAAGAACTATTCAGTGAATGACTATATGGGCGGAAATGAGTTCGGTCAGCCTGACAACGATGCACTACTGAAGACACTAGGATTGAACCATACGCTCTTGCAGGGATTGTCACAGGCTTTGAAAACAAGCTTTTCTGTTTCTGGTGTTGTGAAGTATAACACTATGATGGATAACGGCACAACAGAAAAAGCTATCAAAGACCTTGAAGAACACCTGAAAAACTCTGAAAATGGACTGTTACCGCTGGACTTGAAAGCGGAGTACATTCCCATTGTGAGAGATGTAAAATTTATTGATGATGATACCCTGAAATTCATAGATGAAAAAATTCTACGTTATTTTGGTGTTCCCTTATGCATTCTGACAGGGGACTATACAAAAGAACAATATGAAGCCTTCTATCAGAAAACGCTTGAACCCATTGTCTTGAAACTGTCTCAGGCATTCACAAAGGGCATTTTCACACAAAGGGAAATTTCGGGCTATTCAAATAAGATTGTATTTTTTGAGAAAGAACTCATTTTCATGACGACAAGTCAAAAATTGGAGTTTGCAAGATATTTAGGCGATAGGGGAGACATTTACGAAAATGAGCTCCGTGCAATGTTCGGGCTGAATCCTCTTCCGGAGCTGGAGGGAGTTAGAAAGCAGTCCTTGAACTACATTGACTCGGAGATAGCTAACGAATATCAGTTACAAGGAAAACAGAAAGGAGATAATGACAATGCTTGAATTTGTCAGAAGAAGTTACCCTGTTGAGGTCAGAGCTGAACCAGATGAAACAGGGCATATCATCACAGGCAGACCAATCATTTTCGAAAGCAAGACCGATTTAGGTCAGTTTTACGAAGTCATTGACAGGAATGCACTGTATGGAGCTGATTTATCAGATGTCAGCTTGCTGGTCAATCATAACTTGGATATGATACCGCTTGCAAGGTCAACAAGTTCCAATCAAAATAGTACCCTGCAATTGCAACTTGATACTAATTGGCTTGCTATTCGTGCAAATCTGGACATTGAAAACAATTCCAGTGCAAGGGCTTTATATTCTGCTGTTCAGCGTGGCGATATTTCCGGAATGTCATTCGCCTTCTGGTTATCTGATGTTGAATGGTACGACCTTGATTCTACCAAACCGACCCGAAGAATCACGAAAATTGAGCGAGTGCTGGAAGTTTCGGCTGTCACCTATCCGGCATATGAACAGACTGAAATACAGGCTCAAAGAAATCAGATTCTGCTTGATGAAGCGAGAAGAAGTCGCCCATCGGAAGAACTCACGCTTGAAAAAATGAAATTTAATGTACTTTTTGGAGGTCAATCATGAAAGTTTATTTACAGAATCTTATCAAACAGAAGGAAACACGCTTGAATGAAATCCGCTCCATTGTTGCAAAGTCCGCTGATGTTGAGGAAGTCCGGAGACTTTCAACGGAAATGGAAAGCGTACAGAAAGAAATGAATGAAGCGAAAGAACAACTTTCAAAACTTGAACAAAATGAAAGTCGTTCCAGTGCGCCCTTGAATCCGCTTGCTACCTATGGCGAACGTAAAGCTGAAGAACCAAAGGACACAAGCATTGAGTATCGTGTTGCTTTTGCAAACTACGTTGCCAAAAGAACCCCTATTCCAGCGGAACTCAGAGCGACTACCACAACTTCTGACGTAGAAGCGATGATTCCGGAGAACTTAGTGAATCGCATCATTGAGCAGGTAGAAGCTATTGGAATGATTTTGCCTCTTGTTACCAAGACAAATTTTGCAGTCGGTCAAAGAATCCCTGTGGACGGCATCAAGCCAACTGCAACATGGGTTAACGAGGGAGCTGGTTCAACGGCAATCAAGAAAACAGCACCTACTTCCATTACTTTCAGTGCCTTCAAATTACGTTGTGAAGTTCGCTATACACAGGAAGTTTCTGTTCAGACTTTGCCAGCATTCGAAGCCCTATTTGTAAAGCAGGTATCCGAAGCAATGACAAAGGCAATCGAAAGCAAGATTCTCTCTGATAATGACGGCACTTCTGCTCCGACAGGTATCTTTTATAATCCGAACGAATCAACTAATCCGGATGCAAGTGTAGAAATCACGAACAGCACAGATTTGACCTATGCAACACTGCTTTTGATGGAAGCGAGACTTCCTCAGCAGTATGATAGCAATAACGTGAAGTGGCTTATGTCTAAAACAACCTTCATTCAGTTCCTTTCCATGTTGGATGATAATGGTCAGCCTGTTGCACGAGTGACACAGGGCTTGACTGGAAAGCTTGAGCGTGTTCTTCTTGGGCGAGAAGTTGTCTTGACGGGTGATTACCTGCCTTCCATTGCTCAAAGTGTTACCAAAGACACAACAATTGGCTGTTTGTTTGACCTGTCTGAGTACACCCTGAATACCAGCTATGACCTTGGTGTACAGTCAACAGTAGACTGGGACACAGAAGACCACAAAACAAAGGCGGTTATGAGCGTTGACGGCAAGGTTATTCAGAGGGGCAGTCTTGTAAAGTTGGTACAGAAAAAAGCATCATGATAAGGAGCGATAAACAATGGCAGATGCGACATTGATTGAAAAAGTCAAGATAGCAATGGGAGTCTCAGGTGATGAAGTCAACGATACTTTATCGCTATATATTGATGAGATACTTGACTATATGACTAATGCCGGAGTTTCCGAGGAAATGGCGGTTGCATCTGTCGGAGTTGTTGCAAGGGGCGTATCTGACTTATGGGATAATGACGGCGGTAACGTGAAATTCTCTCCATTTTTCCATGAGAGAGTTTCACAGCTTGCCCTAAAGTCAATCTATAAGGAGGAGAAATCGACATGATGTACCTTCCAAAGGCGAGAAGACAGCTCCGTACTCCTGTGACACTCCTAAAGACAGGAGAAATCAAGAAATATAACGGGGTTGCCTACCGTGAGAATACCATCCGTGCAGAAATCATCTTTGTGAATTGGAAGTCTTACGGTGGAACTGAAACAAAAGTGAATGGTCTGACTGTCATTGAAGAAACGGCACAAGTTACCATGCGATACCGCCCAGACATCAAAAAAGGCTGTCAAATGCAGTTACCAGATGGACGAACTTATGAAGTCATGGGAGAGCCTGAAAATCCAGACATGGCGAACCGATACCTGATTTTTAAGGTCAAGCGTATCAAAGGGAGTGCTTAAAATGGCAAACAAAATGAAGTTGGATTTTAATGGTTTTGAGAAAATGCTGACAAAATTGCGTTGTGTGGATGGAAATGTGACACAAGCCACTGAGACAGCCTTGAAAAAATCTCATGCTCATGTAACCGCCAAACTGGAAACAGCGATAGCTCCACATCACCTGACTGGAGCAACGGAAAAAAGCCTTGACAGGGTTGCAAATGTGGAATGGACAGGCTATGAGGCTAGTGAAAATGTAGGATTTCACATTTCAGAAGGTGGTCTTCCGTCTATTTTCCTGATGTATGGGACAACAGTTTTCGGTCAGCCCCATGTTAAGCCAGATAAAAAGCTGTATGATGCTATCTATGGAACGAAGGCCAAGAAAGAAGTACAGCAAATTCAGCATGAAGTCATAGAAAAAGCGATAGAAAGGGCAATAAAGAAGTGAAAAATGTTTTGATTTCCCTTTTGGAATCACTGAGTTATCCGGTATTTTTGCAGGGGAGCATTGATAACATTGATAGCTATCCGGACGACTTTTTCACGTTCTGGAACTATGAGAATCCGGAATCAGCATACTATGATAATCAATCTAACCGCTGTGTTTATGGATTTTATGTCTACTTTTACTCTGTAAACCCCATCAGAGTGGAGCAGGTCACAGAACAGGCACGGCAGTTATTAAAAAGAAACGGCTGGAAAACAAACGGAAAGCCTATTGACATTCCTGTTGACAGCCCAACGCATACGGGAGCTTTTTTCAAAGCTCGCTACACCAATTACTATCAAAAGGAGAGTGTAACAAATGGCTGATACACAAGTACACAGCGATGTGGTAGAGTTTAGAGGGTGCGAAAATCTCGTTTATGCCGAAGTCACCGATGACAGAAGCTCAAATTACGAAACAGGGATTGTCAAGTCACTTGCACCAGTGGCACAAATTCAAAAAAATGTGGAAACTTCTACTGCTAAAAAATGGTATGATAACAAAGCAATGATTACCATTCGCTCGGAAGGTTCAGATGAAGTGACACTTGTTGTTCCTGCTCTGGATTTGGCAACTCTTGCAAACTTGACAGGGAAAAAAGTTGACGGTACTACAGGAGCGTTTCTTGATACCCCATCCAAGCCAAAAATGTTTGCGATTGGCTATAAGATTCTCTTGACAGACGGCACATATCGCTACGTCTGGAGACTCAAAGGCAGTTTCAGTATCCCCGACGAAGAAGCAAATCAGGATGATGACGGTACAGACAGCAATAACCAATCTTTGACATTTTCTGGAGACTTTACTGTTCACAAGTTTGAGCATGGTGGAGAAGCTGCCAAGGCGGTTGTCATTGATGAGCGTGATGATAAGTGCGACCTGTCCACATTTTTCTCGAAAGTCCAGACACCTGATACCATCAGCGAACTGGTAAAACAGGGCTAATACAATCAAAGAGGGGCATTTCGTCCCTCTTTTTCAAATGAGGTGATAACATGGAATTGAAATTACACATTTACAAAGGTAAGGAAATTGTCAAGACCTACAAAACGGAGACTGTTGACTTGATGTATGGCACAGTAGAGGACATTCTCAACGTGTTGGAGCTGGATAAAATCAAGACAGGTGACAATCTGGAGATTGCTGCTTGTATCATGAAGGCATCTGGACAGTTAAAGCCATTCCTGAAAGACTTGTTTGATGGTGTAACAGATGGCGAAATTCGAAACACCAGAATCAAGAATCTGATTGATATTTTCAGAAACTTGTATCAGTATGCAGTCTCAGAAATGAATCTTATCAGTGAAAAAAACTAAATCCAGAGGGGCAGTCCTCTGATACGGATTTGTACGACCTCCTCTTTGAGATAAATATCAATCTTTGCGACCGTTTTCCATCTTTAGACCCTTTTCGGGTACGTTCTCAACGTTTTCATGATGTGATGCTCATATTTTTGCGATTGACAGAGCAAATACAACGTGAAAAGTACGGAAAACAGGCGAAGAAGACCAAAAGCGGAAAAATTCTCCGTCTGGCTCAAAATGATGACTGGTACTAATGGGGTGTAAGAATGGCAAATAACACGGATAACTACACAAGCAAATTTCGGGTTGACATCAGCGACCTAAAGAAGGGTATCGCAGAAGCTAATAACATCATCAAGAAAGCAAATGCAGAATTTAGGAATGCAACTGCTGGAACAGATGATTGGAGCAAGTCTGCTGATGGACTGTCTGCAAAAATCCAACAGCAACAGTCCATTGTTGAGGCAGAAAAGAAAAAGCTTGCACTCCTGAAAGAAGAACTTGCACGATTGGAACAAAATCAGGAGCAGGGGAAAAGCATCATTGCAGAACTGACAGTCAAGCACCAACAAGCCGTTGAAATGTATGGCAAAGAGAGCGAAGAAGCCAAAAAGTACGCTAAACAGCTCACAGATGCAGAATCTGCACAAGAACGGAATGCAACTGCTGCTGAACAGCTCAGATTGAGGATTATCAATCAGGATACCGCTGTAAAAAATGCAGAGTCACGGGTCAGCCGTTATGAATCTGCTTTATCAGAGCTGCAAAGTCAGACAGGCTCACTAAATGAAACTGTCAAGAAACAACAGTCAGAGCTTGACAGTCTCAAACAAAAGTATGTTGATGTTTCTACGGCACAGGGCAAGGACAGCGATGAAGCAAAAGTCTTAGCTCAACAAATTGAAAATCTTTCCGGCGAACTCAAAGACAACAAGAACAGGCTGGAAGATGCTAGAAAGTCTGCTGATGAGCTGGATAAAAGCATTGATAATCTTGATGGACAGGCAGGCACATTGACTGATACCGTCAAGAAACAGCAGTCAGAGCTTGACGAACTAAAACAAAAGTATATCAATGTTGCATCCTCTCAGGGAAAAGACAGCGAAGAAGCCAAAGAACTAGCTGGACAAATCCAAAGTTTATCAGGTGAACTCCGTGAAAATCGTGATAAGCTTTCCGATGCGGAACAAGCAGCCGATATTCTTGATGATAGCCTTGAAGATGTTGGAGATAGTGCCAGCGAAACAACAAACGGCGGTCTGAATGCCTTTGCTGTCGCTTTGGGGAATTTGGCAAGCAATGTGATTTCTGGGTTAATTGATAAACTGAAAGAACTCATCCAACAAACAGGACAAGTTGGAATGTCTTTTGACAGCTCCATTTCTCAGGTAGCAAGTACCTTTGGTTACACCGTTGACGAATTGGCAGATAGCACCTCTGAAATGTCAAAGAATATGGATGCTTTGAAAGATTTCAGTAAAGGAATCGGCGCAAATACGAAATTCAGCATGACACAAGCGGCAGAAGGTATGAATTTTGCTGCTATGGCTGGATGGAAAGCAGAAGAAATCCTTGACGGTTATCAAGGAATTGTTGATTTAGCAGCATCATCAAATGAAGATTTGGCAACTACCGCCGATATTGTAACAGATGGCTTGACGGCTATGGGATATAAGGCAGAAGATGCCAGCCATTTCGCCGATGTTATGGCAAAAACGGCATCTAATGCGAACACAAATGTTACCATCATGGGCGAATCTCTGAAGTACGCAGGAACAACAGCCGGACTTTTCGGAGAAGAAGCAGACGGGACAAACAGGAAAATTGAGAACCTTGCTCTTGGTCTCGGACTGATGGCGAATAGCGGTATCAAGGGTAGTCAAGCAGGTAACAACTTGAAAACTGCCCTCTCTCGATTGGCAGGAGCTACAGGCGAACAGGCAATTGCAATGAAAAATCTGGGACTTGCTAATACCGAAATGAAAAAAGTCTTTGACCCTGACGAAATCGAAAAGGCAGAAAAAGCACTAAATAGCGTGAGTGAAGCCTTGCAAAAATCTCAAACGACTGTTAGCAACAAAATGCTTGATGTGGAAAACAAGCAGATTGCCTATAATAATGCAGTTGCCAAATATGGAGAAAGTTCTTCACAGGCACAGCAGGCATTGAACAATCTGGAAAGAGAACAAAATAAACTTGCTGATGTTCAAAGAAAACACGCTGATTTGCAAGCTGATTTAGTAAACGCCCAAGAAAATTACACAAACGCTCAAGAAGGAACTTATGAAGCTGTTGTAACTGGTGAAACCGTTATAGCCAATGCAGATGGTAGCCTGAAATCTCTCAAGGAAGTTTATGACGGGCTAAGACAAGCAATGCGAAAAACTGGTGAAGTTGTTCAGAAAAACAACATTGACCTTGTCGACAGTGAAGGAAATGCCCGTGATTTTGATGATATTTTAAATGACCTCAGTCAAACCGAAGAAGGACTTGCAGAAGTAGAACAGCTCAAAAACGCATCTATCCTATTCGGAAAACAGAATATGGCTGGTATGCTTGCTATCATCAACGCAAGCGAAGAAGATTATAACAAGCTTGCAGATGCAATTTATAACTCCGAAGGTGCTGCTGCTGATATGGCGGAAACCATGCAGGACAACCTCGGCGGTGATTTGACAACTATCAAATCAAAAATCGAAGCTGTAGAGTATGCTCTATACGAGAAATTTCAACCCACATTGAGAAAAATTGCAGAACTTGGAAAACAGTTGCTTGATAAGGCTCTGGAAAAAGTTGATGAACTCAAACCAGCATTTGATAAGTTGACTGAAAACATTGGAAAATCCATGCAATTTGTCATTGACCACGGAAATGAAATCATTTCTGTGTTGGCTGGTATTGTAGCTGGAATTGTAGCATTTAAGGCAGTTACCATCATTCAGACAGCAATTACCGCATTCAAAGGACTTGCAACAGTCATCCAACTGGTAGGAGTCAAGCAAGCTGCTCTCAATCTCATCATGTCGATGAACCCTGTCGGACTGATTGTTTCGGCAATTGCTGGACTTGTAACGGCATTTGTAGTTCTCTGGCAAAGGTCAGAAAAGTTCCGTAACTTCTGGATAGGCTTGTGGGAATCCATTCAGGAAACGTGTTTCGAGTTTTTCGATGCTTTTGTAGCAGGCTGGAACGGCTTAAAATCGTTCTTATCTGATGTTTGGAACTCCATTCAGGAAACGGTCTACAGCTATCTTGACGGCATCATCAACGCTTGGAGTGGACTAAAAAGTTTATTTGTTGGTCTTTGGAAGTCCATTCAAGAGACGGTACAAAACGGAATTGAAAGGGTTGTCACATTCTTTTCTGGTTTATGGAAAGGTATTCAGAATATTTTCAAAGGAGTTTCTGAATGGTTCAATCAGAATGTGTTTGCACCCATCATTGACTTCTTCCAACCTGTTATCACTTTCTTTGCAGAGGCATTTGCAATTATCAGGGAACTTGCTGAAGGAGCTGTCAAGCTTATACAAGCCGTTTGGGGCATTGTTTCCGCATGGTTTAAAGCGACTGTTATTATTCCGCTGAAAACAGCCTTTGTAACTTTCTGGGAAAATCTCAAACAGATAGCATCCGACACATGGGAAGGTATCAAGAACATCTGGAAAGTGGTCAAAGTCTGGTTTACAACAACAGTTATCGAACCGCTGAAAACAGCCTTTGTGAACTTTTGGAACAACTTAAAGCAGACAGCATCCGACACATGGGAAGGTATCAAAAACATCTGGATGATAGTTCAAGTCTGGTTTACAACAACAGTCGTTGACCCTGTGAAAAATGCATTTTCCAACGCATGGGATAGCCTGAAAAGGGGTGCATCTGATGCATGGGAAGGCATCAAGTCCGTATTTTCTCATGTTGCTGACTGGTTTGAGAACACCTTCTCCAGAGCATGGCAGAAAGTCAAAGATGTATTTTCCGCAGGTGGCAAGGTGTTTGATGGCATCAAAGACGGTATTTTCAACGCCTTCAAAGCTGTTGTGAACACGCTCATCAGAGGTATCAACACCATCATAGCGATTCCTTTCAATGCTATCAATAACGCATTGGACACCATTGCAAACATTCAGATTTTGGACATCAAACCTTTTGAAGGGCTGATTTCAAGATTCTCTGTGCCTGAAATCCCACAATTGGCGAAGGGCGGTATTGTCAATCGTCCGACTTTGGCAGAAATCGGTGAAGCCGGAACAGAAGCTGTCATCCCATTGGAGCGAAATAAAGCAGGACTGAAAATGCTTGCCAGAATGCTAGCGGAAGAAATACAGTTGCAAACAGTAGCTGTTGCTCCATCCGGAGGAACAGTCAACAACTATACTTTCAATCAAACGAACACTAGTCCAAAAGCCCTTTCCCGTTGGGAACTTCGTCGCCAAACTGAAAATATGCTCCGAACAGTAAAGAAGGTGTAAAATGTTTACGTTAAAAATCGAAAATGTGTATGGTCAGACCTTTGAACTCACGCACAACACCTCAAACTACAAGGTCGTTGGTGTCAGTGGTCTGACCTACCCAACATCTAACATCAACACCAGTGAGGGCATTGCAGACGGAGCGTATTACAATTCGCAACGCTTGCAAATGAGAAATATCGTCATTGACATTATGCTTGACGGCGACATTGAGCGAAATCGACAGCAACTTTATAAGATTTTTCCTATCAAGTCAAAATGTACGATATACTTCCAGAATGAGAATCGGAATGTCAAAATTGACGGGTGGATTGAAGTTGTCGGCGGTGATTTGTTCAGCCAACAAGAACAAATGCAAATATCAATCATCTGCCCTATTCCCTACTTTGAGGGACTGGAAACCATTCAAACGGAGCTAACAAGGGTCATGAAAATGTTTGAATTTCCATTCTCGATACAAGAACCAATTCCCATTTCAGAGATACAGGCTCTCCCATTTTGTACCATTCAGAACGGTGGAGATATGAAATGTGGCTGTATTCTGGAAATTTCCATTCTTGGAGATGTCAAGGGATTAAGAATTTATAATACGACCACACAAGAGTTTTTTGGCATTAATTTTGACTTTCAGGATGGCGATTTCATCACGATTGACACGACAACAGGAAACAAAAAATGTCTCGTGAGACGGGATAACACAGAAATCAACCTACTTTCATACAGAACACAAGGTTCAAAGTGGCTACAACTGGTATCTGGTGCAAATGATTTTACTTTTAGAGTATCAGAAGGACAAGAGTTTGTCAAAATCCTGTTCACAGTAGTTGAACGATTTGGAGGTGTTTGATACCATGAACATTTATGTGTGGAAATACACCAAAGAACAAGGCTTTCAGACTGTTACCCTGATTGACTATGCGATTTCCGTTATCTGGATTAGGCGGTATCAGAAAGCAGGAGAATTTGAGCTGTATCTTCCTGCAACCGCAGACTTATTTAGTTTGTTTCTGGACGGTCTGACCTTTTTAACCAAAGAGGACGAACTGGAAACCGCCATGAAAGTAGAATCTGTACAGTTGACAACTGACCCCGAAGAGGGGGATAGGCTCATTGTTTCTGGAAGGTCTGCGGAATGCATACTTGCACAAAGGATTGTATTTCACAAGTTTGACTATTCTGGTTATGTAGATGAATGCATTTATCAACTTGTTACGGAAAATGCAGTCAATCCCACTCGTTCCCCGTCACCGACGATGAACGCAACCCGAAAAATCGAGGAGCTTTCCATTGGAACAGGGCATTTTTCGGAAAGTAACATCACCACACAGCTCAACGGTGAAAATTTGTTAGAAGCAGTTCAAGATATCTGTGTTTCCGCTGATTTTGGTTTTAAGGTTATCTTTAACGGAACAGGCTTTGTATTCCGACTGTATCAGGGAGAAGACAAGACAAAAACTGTTATTTTCTCTCCAGAGTTTGAAAATATTGGAAGTACAGAATACCTCTATGATATGACAACTTACCACAATTTGATACAGGAAACAGGTGATTTTAACGGCACAAGATACCGTGTAGAAGATATTGAGTCCAGCGAAATCGGCGGTTTGTACCTCCGTGAAAAGCACATTGATTCGGAAAGCATTGAAACGGATGAAACGACAACTGTATCTGACTTTGTCCAGATACTAAGGCAGAGGGCAAAACAGAACCGATATCAAGCCAAAGAAAAAAAAGAATTTTCAGGTGAAATTGTCAACACCGAAATGTACAAATATGGACAAGATTATCATTTGGGCGACAAAGTGAGCATTGTCAACGGCTACGGAATAGAGGGAACAGCGATTGTTTCTGAAATCACCGAAACCGAAGATAGTGCAGGATATCGCCTAATTCCGATATTTTCAGATTGGAGAGTGGTCACATGATTAGCTACGGATTTTTTGACAGCGTGAACGGCGACAGGCGATATTCTGCCGAAGACTTCACGAATTTTTTGGGGAATCTGGTGTCGGACGGAGTGATTGCCAGCCCCTCCAACGGCTTACAGGTGCAGGCATCAGAGGGCTTTACAATTAAAATTACAGCAGGATGGGCATATATTCTTCACCACTATTTCCATAATGATTCTGACTTTTACTTGACTTTAGATGCACCAGATATCGCAAGAGACCGTGTGGACAGGGTTGTCATCCGCTTTGATGTAGCAGAAAGAAAGATTGAGTTCGCTATCCGAAAAGGCGAACCCAAAGATGTTGGAAAGGCAAGTGTGCCAGCGATACAGCGTGATGAAACCATCTGGGAGTTGTCACTTGCAAGGATATATGTCGCAGAAGACTACACAGAAATTCGACAAGAGTATATCACGGATGAACGAGACGACAGCGTTGTATGCGGATGGGTCACGGGATTGATTCAGCAAATCGACACAACAAATTTGTTTGCTCAATATGATGATGCTTTTTGGACGTGGTTCAACGGACTGAAAAAGTCGCAAGAAGCCTACTATGTGTGTAACGGTGTTGACGACAACATAAAGTTACCTCTTTTCGTGAATGAATACCATAAAACTCATAACTACAATAACATTATAAAAGTAGTAGGAAAATTCGGGATTGACGACACCACAACCGACACAGGGAGCTACATGTCGATAGTGAGCTTATGTCTAGAGCCAAACCTCCCTGCAACGTTGGATTTCGCCGATTGCGAAATTATTGATTTCGGGCGTAATCCGTTTCACACTTTCGCTTTCTTTAAAAATTGCACAGTCAAAAATTTACGTGTTTTAATTAGTGGGTCAATTGTCTACGATGCTGAGCACTATACAAGCGTGATTCATGCGGAAAACTGCTTTTTTGACAACTGCCATCTCATTGGGAGCGTGTATGGCGAAGAGGCTTTCCAGTCGCTCCGAGGGTTTTACTTGGAAGGCAATGGAGGCTGTCACATTACAAACTGCAAGGTAGCTATGTCAGCAAGGGACATGGTTGGAATCTACGATTTGCAACACGACTTTTTTAGTAATTGCAGTGTTGGCTTATTAGGTGGCAGAAAATCTGTTGCATTTCGAGGAAATGGGTTCTTGACGAACTGCACATTAGAAGGGGACGGCACACTTTATGGGTGCGGCGTTGAAGTTTTTGAAGAGATTTTCCTTTCCAATTGCATGGTTGAAGGCTATTGTTACAACACCCAATCCGAAGCGAAAGGGTATGGACTTTACAGTTCGGGTGCAGTGAAGGTTTACCTGAATGGCATCAAAAATGTTGTCAGTCCGCCCTTTAGCGATTCTCATACGGTAACGACAAATTCTCTAAAACTTGCAAGTGGCAGCACTGGTTTTTATACAGGCACTTTTGAAGCTCCTGTTGACGTGCCAAGTACAGTGGTAAAAGGAGGATAATCATGCAGTATATTATTATGGTATTGGTTGTGATTATGCTTGCCATGTCTGACATTGTAACAGGGTGGATAAAGGCGCATATCAAAAATGACTACTGTTCAGCGGTTATGCGCATGGGCGGACTGCGAAAAATCGCTGAAATTGCTGTCATGCTGACGGCTTGCGGTTTTGAAATTGGACTGGAATTATTGGGGAAATATTATTCCGCCGAAACATTGGCAGGGTTCGCAGGAGCTTTGACGGCAATCGGGGTCTTTATGTACATCGCTTTCATGGAGCTGATTTCCATTCTGGAAAACTATGCTCAGATTGAGCCAAATGCTGAATGGGCGAAAAAATTCGTCAAGAAGTTGCGAAATCATGACGACAACGACGACAAAAAGGAGTGAGATTATGGGCTATGAAATCAAAGTTAAAGATTCTCGTGTTGAGAATGACGGTCTCAAGCAGTTTGTGGAGGTGTATGCTGATTCTTCTGCGGATATTCCAGAGGCTGGCGAAAATTGGGCGGGGGGGTCTCTTGCTTATGATATGAGCGCAGGAATTTTTTATATGCTCAATTCGTCGGGGGATTGGGTCAATCAGGAGGATTTCACGGTATTGGGGGCGGTTTCCACTTCTGCGGTTGCGCCCACTGTTAGCCCTGCCTCTTTGGTAAATAGGGGGTTGCTGAAATCGGAAGCCATTGACGGCATTTCGGAGGAAACGGAGGTTCAGGATGAAACGGAATTTGAATCTTTGGGAACTGCTGAAAGCGAGTAAAGGGATTCCAGTTGCTGACCCAATGGCGGTGCTGTGGGGTCAGCAGTACCGCAAAAAACACGGAATTGCTGAAATTTCGGGCATTCCTCCGTTGGAGTTCACAAGCCGTGTGGGGAATTTGATTGACTACCGTATTTATGGAACTACAGATGATGAAGAAGGCTGTGGAGAACGAACGGAGAATTTGTTTGATGTTGGAAACGTCACGAATGGGGCGACACTATCGCCAGATGATGGCAGTTTAGTTTCAAGTCCAGCATACAACACGTCCAATTTTATTGACGTAAGTAGCAATTCATATTATACTCTTTCATTGGTAAGCGTATACACGGGATACCGAATGGTGAGGATTGCATACTATGATTCTGAAAAAACTTTCCTATCTGTTTACAATTCAACATCTTTTAAAAATGAAAGAAAAACGTTCACGGTACGAACACCAGCAAATACAAAATATGTTCGATTTTCCTATATCGGTGTTTCTTCTGAATTGGAAGATAGAGATATCATGTTTGTGCTTGGTTCTACCGCCCCTACCTCCTATATCCCTTATGGCTATGTAGTGGGGGTGGCTCTTTTTGGTTCAGGTTCAGGCGACAACGCTTTTACCCCCATTTATGTTGGCTCTGAACCGCTGTATGATGGCGAATATGTGAGCTTTTCGGAACAGAAAATCTATCGGGTTGTTGAGGGGGCTTTGACCCCTGTTTCTGCGGAAATCCCCGAAATCCAGACATTCAAAG